GCTCCTCCCCATCCACCATCTTCCCATCGGGGTCGTTCGGCGTGGCGATCAGCGCGTGCCCGCCCGGAGCCAGGATGCGGTAGATGTTGGCCAGCAACGCCTGCGGGTCGGGGACGTGCTCGATCAGCTCCATTGCCGTCACCAGGTCGTAGGTCCCGTCATCGCCGACAGTCAATGCATCCCCGACCGCCAATCGGGCCTTATCGCCCAGGGCCTTCCGGGCCTCGGCGATGCGCGTCTCGGAGATATCCACTCCCTCCATCCTCCAGTTGAGCACCGGAGCCACCGCCTGCAGGAACTGCCCTTCGGCGCAGCCCAGATCCACCATGCGCCTGACATCCAGCCCACAGGTCATGATCATGGCCAGGTTGCGCCGCTGCATGTTGTACCAGGCGTCCGCCTCGCTCCGTACCATCGCTGCGTCACGCCGGGCGATAGTCTCGTACAGCCGTTTCTGCGAGCTAAAGCCCCTTTCCTGCTCGACGCCGGCCAGGAACGGCGCCCAGTAGTCCCGCGCCACCCGATCCCAGTCGTACTCCTGCGCCTGCTTGACCGCGAACGCGCATTTCTTCAGTTTGGCCTTATCGCCCCAGCGGAAGATCTCTTCCAGGGCCTCGCGCACCGCGTCCACGGAGATAGCCGCGATCCAACTCCCCAGCGGGGTGTAGGACAGTTGATACGGTTCGATGGCGATCCCCGCCCAGGTCAACTCCGGCATGCTCGTCCAGTTCGTGGTGATCACCGGCGTCCCGCAGGCTTCCGCCTCCAGGATGGGGATCCCGAACCCCTCCGCGCAGGCCGCGGCTAAGTGAACGTCCGAGGCCCGGTATACGTCGGCCAGGTAGGTTTCGGGCAGGCCCATCAGGTAGTGATACTGCGGCACGTACTTGAAAGCGCCTTTTGGCAGGCCAATTGCCTCGGTATAGGCCAACAAGTCCACGCCATCGTCCATCCCGGTCATCTCCATATGCAGGTACAGGAAAGCGTCCGGGTGCTTGTCCCGAAAGCGCTTGAACCCCAAGATGTTCTCGCACAGCGCCTTGCGCGAGGGGAACCCCTTATTGGCCGCGACCATGTCCACGATGTATGCGTCTTTGGGCAGCCCCAGCTTCAGCCGCGCCCCGCCCTTGTCGCCGGGGCAGAACACCTTGGTATCCACGCCGTGCGGGATATAGTGGACGTTCTCGATCCCCGCCCTGCGAGCCTCCTCCAGGCCGAACTTGGAGTATACCAGCGGATAGTCTGCGGTCTTGGCCATCTCCACGACCCGCGGCGGGATCGGTTTGTGATCCACTGGGAACCACGGCGCCCACAGGGCCTTGAAGCGCGTGTGGTAGTCCGGCGGGAGCACCCAGATATCTTGCAGGCTGATCACCAACTCGGCCTGGAAGTTATGAACGTGCCCCCCAATGATATCGCTCCCCCAAGGGTCATGCAGGCAGGGGTACATAATCAACCCCCCGGCGTCTATCTTGGCCCCTTGCAGGCCGTACCAGGCGAAATGGGCCACCTCGTGCCCCAGATCCTTGAGCCTCGGCAGCAGGTACTTCCCCTGGATCCCGTACCCGGTATGTGACCAGATGGCATTCGCGCTGAAAATTATCCTCATGGCCCAACTCTCCTTTTGGGTCCGGGGGATCCGCCAGTGAGCAAGGAGAGATGGACTCTGCCGGCGACCCCCCGATATTGAGAAGCCGGGGCCACCCTCCCCGGCTTGCCCCTAGTAGGTCACATCGAGTTGCACGGAAAGCAGCACGAAAGTGCCCGTGCCTTCCTCGTTGTAGTTCAGGGCGATCACATCTCCCTCGGCCACGTTTACGGCAGTGTCGGTCTCCGCCAGTAGCGTCTTGGGCACGAGGCTGGTCCAACCCGCTGTGCCGCCAGCGATAGAACCGAGTAGCGTCGTCCCGGCGCCGGCAGCGCCGACGTTCTTGAGCTGCGCAGCGAAGTAGTTCGCTGTGCTCGCGGCCACGTCGTTGACCACCGTGGCGTATGCCCCGCGCAGCACGCACGCCTTGGGCGCGCGCCAGAGCGGGATCACATCGTCCGCAGCGGGGTCGTAATCCAGGGACACCACCTGCGAAAACCGCAGAAGTCCTTGATGCATGTTAGTTTACCTCGTTTCAATCCTCGCGGATCGGTTAGATCCGCGCGATCCAACTAGGCCGCGGGGGGAATCCCCCGCGGCTCATCCGGTCAGACCGGTTTAGCTCGGCTCGGTGACGTCGCTGGTGTACTTCACGCCCCAGGTGGGCCGGCGGCCCAGGCCATGCGCATAGATCGCGCTGATGTTCAACTCGGTCGCCTTGCGCGAAGCGTCACGCTCCGGCTCCAACTCCGGCGCCTGGCGGCTGTCAAAAGCCAGCGACTGCGGGTTGAAGATCCCGCTGACTGCGTTGCTGCCACTGGGCACGATGTTGGCCGAGACGTACCATGCCGCCAGTAGCCAGTCCCCGACATAGAAGTCCTTCAGGGCCTGGCTGGCCAGATCGCCCAGCAGCGCCTTGGTGGCCGCGGGCTGGCCCAACTCACTCCAGATGTCGAACCAGCAATAGGGATGCAGGACGATCTGGATCGGGTTGGGGCAGAGGGCATTGCGGAGGACCGCAATCGCCGTGGCGAACTTGGCGATGGTCGCCGTGCCCGACGCGCCGGGGCCTTTGTCCGTAGCCAGGCTGGAGAAGTCGGCGCAGAGATCCCGGTCAATCTTGGTGGAGACGGCGTTACCCAGCTCCGTGGCGCACTGCGCTTTGGCGTTCTCCGGGTCGGTGTCCAAGTCCTCGTCGGTCAGCAACGACTGCGCGAACACCGTCGCTGGGGTCAGCGTGCCTACCGTGGCCTTGCCGAACACGGTCGGGGTGACGAAGTCCTCGCCCTCACCCTTGGGGGTAGCAGTGATCTGCGGGCGAGTGGTGAATGTGCGGGTCATCATGCCCTTGCCAGTGAACGTACTGACCAGCCCGGTCATGACATTCGACTCACGAGCCACGAAGATCGCGTCCTCGTAGATCGCGTTATAAAGGCCGCTGAGATCAGCAACCTTGGTGATACCTGTAGCCATGTTTCCCTCTTACTTCCGGCCCTCTGGATTCCAGAAGTCGGTGCGGCCCCCGCCGAAATACTCCCGGCGGCGGTCTTCGTCCGTCCGTTCCTGAGAGCCACTATCGCGGGAGGGGTTGGTTGGCGGCACGACCAGGGCGTTTTTCTGGCGCAGATACGGCTTGGCGGTGGCCAGGGTTGTAAGGGCCTCGGTCAGCCCCTTCACCGTCCCGTCCTCCCCCAACTCCATCTTGGCCATATCCAGCAGTTTGTAGGCATCCATCGGGTCAGCAAACCCCTGTTTCGCGGCTTCCGCGATCACCGCCCCCCTGAGCGTGCTCTCGCGCGCCTGAGCCTCCAACTGCGTCGCCTTGGTCTTTGCCTGGACCGCTTCCTCCCGCAGCTTTTCCACTTCCGTTTTGTTGGCGTCCTCGATGACCTTGTACTTGTCCGCCGCCTTTTTCAGCTCGTCATAGTCGGCGTACTTCTTCAGCCGGGCCGCCAACGCCGTGTTGAACTCCTCCTGGGTCATCGTCTTGCCCGCAGGAGGCGCTGGCGGCGTGGGTTCGACGGGCGGGGTCTGGACAGGAGGCGTCGCGCCCGTTACAGTAGAGAGAGTACTCTCTCTACCTGTCCCCGGCGGCGGGGTATTGTCCGTTCCAGATCCAGCCGGTGGCGTTACTGGCGGCGTTCCGCCAGCGGCGCCCCCCCCATCGGGGGCCAGCATATTCCATACCTTATTCCGCAACATCATGCTCCTTAACCGGCACTATTCGTGCCGCTGCGCCCGTTACCTCGGCGGCAGGGGCCGGTTTCCCGGCCAGAGATCGCGCCCGTTAACCCGGCGACGGTGCGGCGCTAGCGTGCCGCGTGGATCGCTTCGACATACATCACCTCAGCGGCCACCTCGTACCCGATTCGTTGCTGCACTTCGGCCCACCACTTGCGGAACTGGCCCGGCAGAAGGATCCGTACCTCTTCTACCCCCGGCCCGCAATAGGGCATCGGGCAGCCCTTCAACCACAGATCGTTGATCGCATCTTCCGCCCATCTCCAGCCCATGCAGTAGGGCAGTAGCACCCGGCGCAGTTGCGCCAGCGTCACCGTCTTGGGCTGGGTCAGTTCCGCAGCAGTGACGATGTTAGGCATTACGTTTCACCTTTTTTCGGCGCCCCCTCGACCGGCAGCCCAAGATCCGGTTCCATCCCATGCTTCTCGCGATAATCCGGTCCAAGGACGATATCCGGCATGTGGTAGGGGATGCTCCCCGGCGGCGGCTCTTCATCCGGCCCCAGCACGATATCCGGCTTGAAGCGGAGAATATCTTTCGCCAGCTTCTTCATCGCCTTGGGATCCAGGCCACACCACATCTCCAGATCCTTGATATGTGCCTTCAGGTCGGTGATGCGCTCCAAGAGCGTCTTTACGTAGGGATCCTCTCGAGGGGTCAGCGGCTTAATCGCCGCCCCCAGGGCCTCCAGCAGGGCCTCCCCCGCCCCATAGGGGATGCGCAGTGACGGTTCTGTGCTCTCTTCTTGGGCCCTTGCGATCACCACTTGGTAGGTCATCGGCGCAGTCAACCCGACGGCGGGGTAGATCACATCGATCTTATCCACCCCCGCCCAGCGATAGATCCAGATCTTCCAGCCATCTGCCGGCAGATCGCGCTCCACCCAAGCCTGGTACTCTCCTATCATCTCTTACCCTGTACCCGTACTCATGGCCCGCTCGAAGCGACTAAGCGTCGGATCGTTGGCCAGAAAAAAGGCCCACGGCTCCAATCGGTTCATCCCTATTGTACCACATCCTCCAACCTGGCACAATAGGCGCCGTGTCGCGTCACCCACCGATTTTCTTCAGCGTCTTGGCCAGGTTCTTGCGCCGCTTCATAAGAAGCGTGTCGCCCTTCTTGATCTTCAGCTTCTTGGCCGGGATCTTTTTCCCTTCCTTGACCCCCAGCGCCTTCTTGAGGGCGCCGGGCCGGGATATCGCCTTACTGATCCAGAAACCGTTCTTCTTCGCCATCATGCCGCCTCTTTCTGCTTGTAATAGTCCTTGGCCTTCTCCCCCAGGATCCCCTTCAGGGACGCCTCAGTCCACATCTCGCCATAGACATCGTCCTGATAGGGCGTACTCAAGTCAGAGAACTGGAAGGCGTCGTCCTTCCACGCTTTCCACATAGACTCGCCCATCAACTGCCGCTGGGTCTGCTCATCCAGGCCGGCGAAAACGGTCTCGCCCGGCTCGATCTCCGCCCCGGTCTCCGGGATCCCCTCGAAGCCCAGCTCCGCCCACGACCTGGTGTTAGGGATCGCCGCGCAGCGCCCGCACCAGTGGTCGTTGAGCGGCTCGGATAGCGGATGAACCGTACCGTGCTTCGCCCAACAAGAGAGACAACACCTGCCATCGAGAGCGGCAGACCACACCCATGACGAAACGATATCGCTATTGGCCAGGTAGCCGGCCCTGGTCGCCTCGCGGTAGGCCCACAATTGCGCCGTGCGTGTCGCTGAGAGTGACCAGGTGAGGCCCTGGCCCAGCGTCTGCCGCAGCCGATTCTGGATCTTCACCGGGTTGTAGCCCAGCGCGATCCCCTCCGTCAGCCCCTGGCGTACTCCGTCGGCGACGCTCGCCCCCAACCGCTCAGTCATGCGCGCGTACAGTGGCGAACTTGGCCCGGTCATGCCCAGCATCGTCTCCACGGCGTCAGCGGGCAGGTGGTGCCACCTGGCCTGGATCACCGCCCCCCCGTGGGGCCACAGGCGGGCCTGCACCGCATTGACCGCGTCTCCCAACCCTTGCCCAATGGACGTTCGCACCTGGTTGGCCACTTCCTGGTCGGCATAGATCGCGTAGCGGGCCACCTCATCCTCCACCTGCCGGGCCAGCGCCAGCACCCGATCCTTCAGGTACTGCTGGTCGCGCCCGGCGGCGATGGCGTCGTCCACGGTCTTGAGTTGCTGCTGCAATCGCACCCAGATCTGGCCGTAGGTCTGCACCAGGCGGGTCGCTGACTCCATGTCGCGCCGCAACAAGAGCGCCCGCGCACGGGTGATGGCTTGGATGATCGGCGCCGGCAG